CTTCTTCAAGCTCCCTCCAATCACTATCAGTTAAATCTAACTGATCACCCATTGAGGTATCTTTCCTTAATACCAGAGTTTTGTGAGTGTTTTCTTCTTTAGTAGTAACTACTTCAGGAGAAGTTATTGGTTTCACTTCTTCTCTAACTTCCTGCTGCTGAACTCCTTGCTCTTCATTTTTCTTCTGTATATGCTCTATTAGAGTATCAACGGCCCCTGCAAGTTGAGATTTCTGCTTATCAGACAGATTATCATCCCCTGCATACACTTCCCTAAGGGAAAGTAGGTTATCAATAGACATTCCAACCAGCCTTGCATCTGCAATAACTTTGGCAAGAGCTGCCCTAGCATCTGTAGCAGTAATCTCAGGATTCTCTTCAACCCTCTGCTCTTCTACAGTCTTGGGTCTCATGAACTTAGAAGGATCAAAATCAAAGCTCAGGATCTCAGAGTATTTCTGAACTATTGGTTTTTCACCTTCTTGTGGAACTAAAATATTAGTAGCCAGAGGCTCATTAGTTCTCAACTTACCATCTGGAGTTCTGTTTGACAGAAGATAGTAGTTATAATTCTTCCATCTGTTAACAACTTCTATTCTACCGTTTTCAGCTTTAAGTTCAGCAAATTCAAGATCATTTGCTTTAGGATCTCTCTGAATCCTTAAGAGTTCACTGTTCTTGATATTATGGTATGCCCCTTCAAGGAAGGTCATAATTCTTTCCTTGTTATCTTCCAAGGCTTGTGGAAGAAGTTGTACAGGGTTCTGATTTGTGCCCAGATATAAATTTCCAAACTTGTCAATTGTTATAGAGCTGGCAGTAGGAGCAATATTCTTTTCTGGGTTAGCCATATAAATTACCTTGTGCAGGTATTTGAAAATGGGTCCAGATTCGGTAGTTCTATTTCTATCGGAGATGATTTTTAACATCTCAAAGATATTGATAGTCTCCTCCTTTGTGAATTTTCTAGCATTTAGGTATATTAGGTTTCCTCCATAGTTTAATAATGGAGTTCCCAGAGGCATTTTCACTCCTTGTTTAGAAGAAGCAATACCTTCTCCTTCCTGATTAAAAGCCCCCATTACTGCCACATCCCCAAGGGTAGGTAGAGTAATGATAGGTTTATCAAGATCCCTTTCTCTAATTAGGCCTACAGTAATAGGATTATTTCTTGATCCTTTGTTTATAACATTTGGAATACCTCTACTTACTGCAAATTGATAAGTTCTTTGCATTGCACCCTCAGGGGTAGAGATTGATAGGATTCCCTCTCTTGTACTTCTCCACCAATCTTTAGCAGCCGACTCATCAATATTGTCCTTATTTGTGTATCTTTCCTCACTTACCCCAGGGGAAGCCTGGAAGGTAAGATCAGTGGAAGCAAATGTTGAGAAGATGGCTTTATTAGGGTCTACTGGTTCTCCCACTCTTCCCATTTTATCTCCTTTGGAATCTACAAAGAAGATACCCTGACCGCCATATTCAAGTAATTTGTCTACTAACTTTTCTCCAAGTTGTTCCTCTGCTCCTGCTGCATCTCTGGCTTGCTCATATGCTTCCTGGATAAATTTGTCTGGGTTATTCTTTGCTTGCTCTTTTAGCTGAGGAGGTACAACCTTACTATTTGCAATGGCACTAAGAATACTAGCCCTTTGCCTTCTTCTTTTTACAGGATCTACAGTATCATCTACTATATAGACAGCTCTAATAGTAGCGTTATCAGCATTTGATGTTGCTCCAGCATCTTTTTTAAAGAATACTTCAAGTACAACATTTCCATAACTCCCATCCTCATTTCTAATGCTAACTAGCACAGTGCCTACAGGAAATCCTTCAGCATTTATCCCTCTTATTTCTAATAATCTAACTTTCTTAAATCCTGATATGTCCTCAAGACCACTTTTTTCAAAATCTACATCATCAACGGAGATAACAGGAGCATCGTTTGAAGTATATCTACTAGGACTCCTGAATATATTATCCTCCTTGGGCTGCTCTTGAATAAAATCTTCAGGGAAACCAAGGGCCTGGGCAGTTTTAGATGTAACAGGAATAATCCTTAACTTAGGCTTATTATCCTGATTAAATACATCTGGGTTAGAAGATCCCATATCAAATAGGAAATTCTGATGTCTTCTATGAAAGTTATCAAAAGGCACATCCTGTCTTGAATATACAGGATCAGTAGTAGAATAAAGACCAAAGCTCAGATCTTTCTTCATTGGCCCCTCTTTAGTACCTGTATCCTCTGTAGGAGTAGGTGGGGGTATATCCTCCTTTGAAGTATTAGTATCTATTTCATCTTTAACCTTCTGTGCATTTTCATCTTTTGCAAAGAAAATATCCTGATCAACTTCATGGGAATCACCCTCAGCAGTTTGTACAACTACTTTACCATCAGGCTTTTGCTCAATAACAAAAGCTTTTACAGGCTCCTTTCCCTTTTCTATATTTACGTAGTACTCTTTATTAGGATCATAGTTGGTAGTTTTTCCTGCTTTGTCCTTCACCCCTATTGGTTTAGGAGCTGGTGGCTTAGGAGGAGTCCCATCATTTGGAGGAGGAGTTTCTCCTGGAGGTGTAGGAGAAACAGGGGGAGCTTGTTCTGAATACTTACTTTGAGCATTAAAAGCTTCTCTAAAATATCTATTGAAGCCTTCTTCTGTAGAAAGCTTATCAAAAGCTTTATTAGCACTATCTCTATACTGTCTTAATCTCTGAACATCTCTACCATATTCAATAAGCTTAGGTAATGCTTCCTGAGGAATCTGAACATTACCAACGTCCTGTTGACCATTTAAATGGAATTGGAGAAGGTTTTTAAAAGTTCCTTCAAATCTTTTCTCAGAGAAATTGGGATCTGTTAGATAGTTATTTATTAGCTGAACCTTCGCTTGTAGTGACTTTATTCTATTTTTATCAGCATTAGGATCTGCCGATGCTTTTTGATCCACAAGACCTTGCAGACCTTTTACCTCTTGTTCCAGGGAATTAGCATAATTTTTAAGATACTTTCTATCTGTGAAATTAGCTACATGGTAATGGTCTAAGTTTGGGTTTATGGTTCTTAGATCTCTACCAATAGAATCCAATCTTGCATCAACATCTGAATTGATGGAAGCAAGAAATGCAAGATCATCCTTCCAACCTTCGAAAGTGTTATGCTTAAGGGCTTCTTCTGCCCCCTCAGGGGTACTATCTTTCGGATTATTTCTAAAAGGATTAGTGAAAGTATCATTTATTAGGTCATAAGACTTCTTGATTTTCTGTGCTTTTTGAATCAGAACATCTACATATTCATCAGCAGTCTTTACATTATCATTAGTTTTATCTAATCCGAAAGCTTTCTTAAACTCCTCATTATCCATCTCTTTGAGCATTTTTAACTGCTCCATTCTCACATCAAATCTACCAGCTTTTACACCAGATGTAATAAACTTTACAAACTGCTCATGTTGGAAATTCTTATATTTAAATAAATCATTATCTTTAACTGCCTGCTTCATATCTTCAGTGATTCTATGAGCAGCAGCGGCATTATCATAATGATTTTGCAAGATACCAGTTACCCCCTGGGAGTTCAGAAGAGACAGAGTAGCATGAGTAAGTTTAGCATCACTGTCTTTATTGAACAGCCTATCCATTACTCTCTCACCACCTGCAAATACAACACCTGTTAGAGATCCAAGTAATACATTTTCTAAACCTTCATCAGTAGAGAATTCATCTTTAAGGCCTTGTACAACTGAATGCACTACATTTTTTACCTGATCTCTTGCATCAAAAGGTGTCTCATCTTTTGAATAAGAAGATTTTGCTAGACCTTTGTCATATAGATATTTTCTTTCATAAAAGTTCTCAACTGCTATTTGAGTAGCATACTGACCACCTTCCTCAAACACACCTTCTGCCAGCACAGCAGGTACAAAGGGTCTTATCTTTCCCCACATACTCTTAGGAATGTTTTCAAAGGCATCTACTGAGCCTTGTTTTAGGCCTATCATTGATTTTGTACTAATATCTCTCTCAATACTAGATCTGAATCCGGCCTTAGCAGCACTAAATGGCTTCATGAAAGCATCAAACTGTAGGGCATTTGATATAGATAAAAGGGCCAAATTAGCTCCAAATCTCACATTACCTGCTGCTTTAGCATATCTCTCAATGTTTTCAAGATCTTTGCCAGTTGCAGAGTACCCTTTCTCTTTCTGGAAGTCCTTCATCAGATCATCTCTGATTGTATTGTAAGCATCTCTGGCTTCAAATCCTGCCTCAGAAGCAGCAGAACCATATAGATTCATTGCATATCTTGCTCCATTAACTACTTTTGTACCAGCAGCAGCTTGTGCCAGGTTCTTTAAGTCTATCAATTGCTCACCAGTTCTCCCTGTAGCCCTTCCTAATTGAAGTAATTGGTCAGCTTTGTTAGTTCCAGTAAATATCTTATTTAGCCATAGAGAAGCTTTACCTATCTGCGAACCGATCATAGGGATTTCACCAATACCTCCAGTTGCAAGACCTATTGCTGCATCTTGAGCCACAGCTGAACCAATGGCTCCTATTGTAAATCCAATATTCTTTAGAAATTTGTCTCCCCAAAAGTTAGAGAACCCTCCTGAGAAAGGTAGTGCTGACATAAATGGGTGATCTTGCTGCCATTTTGTATAGTAGTTCGGAAAGGTATCTTCCAGATTCTTAAGCCAGGTGTCTATAGAATTGCCCATTGTGGTATTGTAGGGATTACCTGAAATACCATCTGGAATAGCCATTATCCCATTTACAAATGTACCAGCAGCAGTTGCTGACATCTTAGCAATTGCATTTCCCCACTGTTTGAACCAAGGTTGTGCCTTTGCAAATGCCTCCTCACTATCCTCCCCAGGGAGAATGGAGCGATATCTTGGATTGTAAACATCTGATACACTATAATTTGGCAAGTCTCCAGGAGTAACTCTATCTCTAGTTCCTAGAATGGATCTATTGAACTTGCTCAGATAAGCCTCTTGTGCTTGTCCTCCACTTTCTACTAGACCTGTTCCTGGAATAGGAATAGGAGCTATCTCAGGAGCTTCAAATCCTGCAGGTGAAGGCAATGCTTCTGTTTCAAATCCTGGGTTTCTTTGTGCAGCCAATACATCACCTTGCTGTAATATATCTTGTTCTGGTAGTGGCATCTATTATGGGTTTGACTGTAATGTTGCGTCTATATATTGATCTCCTACTTGTGACAAGAATTTGGTCACTTGAGCTTCATTCAAAAGCTGTCCAAAGTTAGCAGTCTTTTCTGGTAGCCATTGTCTAGCCTGCTTATCATAAATATACATTCTTACTTGCAAGCCCCCGTTTTTCAAAGGGTCTTCCACATGATATTTTATACTATACTTGTTCAGGAGTCCATTCTCAAGGCTAAAAGCTCCATCTTTACCTAGTCCTCTTACATCAGTTGTCCACTTTCCTGTATTTTTAGTAAGTTGTAAGCTTTGTCTAATGTTGTAGAAGTCATCCAGAAACTTTCCCTGACCAAATAGTTCTTCTGCTTGTTGTCTACTAATATCCATTTCCACTGGGTTTCCGGTGACTTCGGTATTGCTCAGAGCAAGAGCATATTGCCCTCTCCCCTTTGAAACTAATGAATATGTGGTATTAGTTGATTTGTCACCAAGCATTTTTACTATATCACTTTTATCATATCTAGGATTAGGACTTTCTTTATCCTCTGCTATAATGGTATTTACTAATCTACTTGCTACAGCTTGTGCTCTCTTCCTATCAGGAGCCTCAAATGCTTCAAGAGTAAATGAAACAGGTTCCTGCACACCAACTATGCTTTTGACAGCATTGGTTATATATCTATCCCTATTTCTTGCTATACCTACAGCAGCCCCCATTGGTCTAGCTGCATCTCCTAATCTCTTAATTATAGTAGACTCCTGAGGGCTTAGGGGCTCGTTATTATTATGCTTCTTTATTACATTATACATATATCTCTCGGAAGGCGTAGTTAAGATTTTCTCTGCCTGTTTATCGTCATAATAAGCATGTGTAGGGCCTCCAGCTCCATATGATGGGGCCACATTTTTCAGCTGAGCCATTTTGCTCATAAAATCAAACTGCTCTCTACCACTCATGTAAAGAACATCTCCTCCTTTAGTAGTTATTCTCATAGGAGGAATCTTATCTACTACCTTCCCTAGGGGGTGTTCTTGATCAGCTTCAGCTTGCACTTGATTAATAGCAAACTTTCTATTTTGTATTACCTGGTCAGCATTACCTAAGTTTCTAAAGTAAGTTCTTGCACCATCGTCAACACTATTAGGATCCTTATCATAAGCATCTTTTAATTTAAGCATGGCAGCATTGGCAGCACTAATTACTGTCTGAGGATCCTTGCCTGCAACATTAAATTCATAGTGTGGGTTTTTACCATCTTTGTCCTTTTTAAGTACAACTAGATCAGTACTTTGTGCTAATATGGCCATTTTCTGAAGATCAATGTCTTTTCCAACATCTTCTGTTTCAGCAAGAAAGGAGTTAAGATTTACCTTATCTAAGCCTTCTTGTAGAATAGGTTCCAATACTGGGTCACTAAGCCCAATACCTTCAAGAGCCCCCTTTGCTGTACTTTTGGCTATCTTTGCTTGTAGAGAAAGTTTATAAGCTTCTAGCTTTTCTCTCTCAAGTCCAAGTTTAGCTTCTTCTATACCCAGACTTGCAGCTTTAAATTGCCTATCTACCATGAACTCTTGAAACTTGATATCATTTTCTCTCCTTCTCTCAGCTGCCATGAAGTAAGGATTTTCCTTATATGTAAGTGCTTCTTTAGAATAAGCATATGCATCAGAGAAGCTCTTTGACCAATCGCTAGTATAGAAGTTCCCTTTATAAGCTTCCAAGTTATTATTTATTGATCCGATAGTGCTCCTATAAGCATCCTGTATTTGAAGGGCTTTATCTTTATAGTTCTGTATTTTTGCATCAATTGCACTAGCAAGAACAGGATCGTTGTTAGCAGTCTGTCTCTCAATCATAAGACCTTGGATAACATCATTTAACTGATCAAGTCTATAAGTATATCTTTGATCAGTTATCCTTTTCATTGATTCAGCATTTGCTCCTCTGTATGCATATCTTCCATCTATTGCCAATTGATTGAGATCATCAGGAGTGATGTTAGCATTTATAGCAGCCTCAATTCTTTCAGTGGATACACCCTCAAGAGATTTTTGCATCATGGCCATATCTATAATTGGCCTACCTGTGGCATCTCTTTCTATTGCCCCTCCGGGGAGTCTCTTATAAGGAATATCTTCAAGATGGGAATTTGGAGATAATTGTTTTACAGCTTCGAGTATTTTCTTATTAACATCAGTGTAGGGAGTGAAGGATCCTGAGAATCTAGTAGTTGCATCACCATCACTATACCATTTCTGAAACTGGTTGCTGAAATCCCATTCATTAGCTACAGATGATTTTCCCTTCTCTCTTGCTTCTCTAATGGCAGCAAGACCAGTCTTATAGGCTTGTGTTGATGCCACAGAAGTCTGGATGATTGGATCACTGGCTATTTTATTAGTAAGGGATCCAACAGAGTTAACAAGCTGTTGATTGGAAAAATCATCTTGTACAATTTTCCCAGTTTCTTGCTGTAAGTTACTTATTCTCTGTTGGAGATAGTCCTTCTGTTCTGGCTTGATTACCTCAAGCCCAGCTACTGAATCTATATATCCCTGTACTTTTGCAACTCCCTGATCGTATTGTTGTTGCTTAACCATCCCAACCCTCACATAGTCATCAACTGGGATTTGCGCCCTGTAGGGATTGAAAGCTACTATTTCGTCTGTAAAAGAGGCCATTTAATCTACAAAGTTATGTTCTTTCTAATTATGTTCCAACGATTTACATGTATAGTTAAACCTATTAGGTTTACTTATTGAGAGGCGGAACTTGCATTAGAGGATTAGTTCTCTCAAGCTTCATTACCTGAAGCATTCTTTGATAATCTTTCAAATCAGAATCATCATATTCAGCATACCCCTTAAGGTTCCCCTGGGCATCATATCTACTAATAGTCCTTGAGGGAGTATTACTATTCTGTGATGCTTTACCATTATAGTTAAACATTGCATTGGGTCCAAAGTAGGTTGCAGATAGGCCACCATCAGATTGAGGTACAAATCTGTAGTCATACAGATTTTCATATGCTGCAAGCCTCTTATTCTCAAATTCATTTTGAGAATATTTGTCAGACAAGCTATTAATTATCAATTGATTAAGATTTCTAGTTTTAGATCTAGCTTGAGATTGTCTAACCATTTGAGTATCAGCTATTCCCAAATTCTTCATATTAGCATCATTCACAAGAGCTATATTTTTGTTGGTAATATCATTAGCAATTGCCTGATTAGTTCTAAACTCATCTCCTAGTACTGCTTGATCTGCCTGATATTTTTGTGCAGCAAGAGTACCAAGAGCTGCTGGATTAGATCCTCCAACAGTTCTCATCTGCGCATTAAACGCAGATTGGTTAGCATTCTGTCTGTCCTGGAAACTAACCTGATAAGGTGCATATAACTGAGGCTCATACCTTTGTGTAGGCACAGGCTCTACTTTATTGGTTGCTGCAGCATACAGTTCAGGTAGAATTTGCGTCAAATGCAAACCTTCTACATTGCTTCTGATAGGTTTTCTTGTAGGAACTTCTAATTTATCATAAGGTGGTACTGGGTTCACAGGTTGGATATTCGGATTTTCTGGAGTGACACTCATTTCAGGTATAGTGTAAGGGGTAAATGAACTAGGGGTAGGAGTTCTAGGTGTAGGCGTCCTTGATGGTGTTTTAGGAATTGGTCTTGGGGTCATTCCATATCTTGTCCCTTCACCTTGCTTCATAGTGGAAAGCACTATAGAAAGCTCATCTGGGCCAAGTTCACTTACTGTTTTATCAGTCAGTGGGCCTAGATCATATCTATAAGGGTGCCCATCTGTCCATTTTTTAATTGCTTGACTAACAGGTAGGTTCTTATAACTATCACTTAATAAGAGCTCTTGCATAGCTTTTTCACCCACTTTTCTGTCAGGGAAGATAGCAAAACCATCTTTGTCTTTTTTAGCACCATATTTTTGTGCAAACTTTCCATATTTTATGTTCCCTGGGTTGTTGTTTCTATCAGCTCGTGTAGGATCATTACTATCTGGATCACTACCTCCTTCTTGATAAAAAGGAATAGATGCTCCTTTCTTAGCTTTCTTCATCTTCCCCTGTGACATTGCATGAGGATCAAGGCCGTGCTGTTCAGCCATATCAAGCATAGCTCTTTGGAGTGAAGCAAGCTTCTCTTTCTTTGAGCTTAGATCTGCCATTCCCATTTGCCCACCTTCCATCATAACTCTTCCTGCATTAAACTTAAGCTGGTCAAACTTACTTGCTGGGTTAGAATTATTTACAAGATCAGAGCCTTTGGTAGCCAGCATATCATATCTTTTTTCTTTACCAGCTATTGCTTTTGCTGCCTTTTTGAACTTTGTCTTTGTTCCTGGTATGAACATATTTCCATATATGGTAAGGTTTCCAGAATCATCTTTTGAAGCATATTCACCTCCTTCTACTTCAACTGGATTTCCATTATAGGCCATTCCTATACCCCCCTGGGCATGTGAATCACCACTGAACTCCACAGTACCTCCATCATAGGGATTGTAGCTCTCCAGGTCGGCACTTCCTCCCCACATTGTATCAATAGATCCTCCATCATCATACATCACTCCACCATTTTTATAAGTAACAGTAGGTGTAGTTCTGTTACTTAGATAATCTGGCTTAAGCTTCATATCTCCTGTTTCAGTAAAATCAACCTGATTTGTTTGAGGGTTATAGCTATATGATCTACTATAATCTGTATTTTTATCTTTATTATGAGCTGCAAATGAAGGAGTTATCTGCAAACTTGCAAATCTTCTACCGTAATTAAGATTACTTAAATCGTTCTGCCCCTCTACAGTACCATATAATGGTTGTCTACCTTGAGAAACATTATACCCATTCACATTTTTGATGCTTTCCAGGTAGTCTTTATATCTTTCCCCTAGGGCAGTTTGAACCTCTTGGGGGGTAAGATATTCATCATATTTAGTATCTTGAACATATTTATCTGCACCTGTGCTATTGCCTGATCTTCTTAGATCTACCAGTCCTTTGAAGTAATCTTGGAAAGCTTGTGGGTTCTTAGCTTTTAATTTTTGATTAAGTAGATCTTTGTAATATGATAATTTAGCACTAGACTGGTAATAGGCTTCTTGTGGAGATAAAGGGTTTTTAGAAGCTGGATCTCCAGTTCCATCAAGTGTTAAACCTGTAGGAGCTTTTCCCGCAGCTACCATACCGAAGTATTGTTTCTGCTTTTTGGTAAGCTTTTTACCATGAGCAGTACCATCCCTAAGCATTTCTTTTGCTTTATCAGCACTTAGAGTTCCGCCATCTTTATATAGAAGCCACTGCTCCATAAGGTCTGTATTGGGGTATTGCGCCCCAACCTCTCTTATATTAGCACCACCATTTACATTACCCCCATGGGCATATAGTAGCCATTGTTCTAGCATATCTGTATTTGGATAGGTGGCTCCTACTTCTCTTACTTGGGCCCCTCCATTGACATTTCCACCATCATTATAAAGCAACCATTGCTCCATTAGATCAGTGTTGGGAAAGTTTCCATCCACCATATTGATTTTTGCTCCCCCGTTCACATTACCTCCCTGTTCATATTCATGAGGACTAAATATACTCATGTTATCAGGAATAATACCACCATTTTTATGGAATCCATGATGCTTTTTAAAAGTCTTGGCAAGAGCTTTTCTCTTGGGAGTGCAAGTTGATTTAGTCATTGGAGTACAGTATCCTTTATGCTTAGGATTTACTGCCTTCTGAATCCAATGACCATCTTTTGCTTCTACCATACCACCTTGTTCCATTGCACCAGCAAGGGCACTTAGACCCCCACCTCCTGCTCCACCAAGAGCACCGCCTGCCCCTCCTGTAAAAGCATTCATCAAACCCTGCTTTGCATTGCCTAGCTCTCCATAGAATGCATCCATCAATCCGAACAGAGCTGGGGCCAATCCTCCATCATCATATTTCTTAATCTTCTTTTTTGATTTCATTGCTTTGCCATTTTTAGCTGCAGGTATAGATCCTCCATGTTCAAGAGCTTGAGAACCATACCCATAAGACATAGGATTATAAGCCATTTGAGGTTGTACTACCTGTTGCTTGGATACTCTATTTGGTAATATTGCATCAAATGCTGTCATAGCAGCAAGAGCTACATTACCTGCATTAAAGCCTCCTCCTTTAGTAGGTTTTGGTGGTCGAAGATCCTTTGCCCCTAGTGGTTTTCCAGGTTTTACCTTTGATGTATCAGGAGGAGTCCCTATTGGAACAGGGCCCTGTACCTTGGAAAAAGCAAGGTCGCTTTCAGGGTATCCTCCATAATAATCTGATACACTTTGGGCTAAGCCAGGTATTCTTGGACCAGGGTCCATGTACATCCCATATTCTGCCATCAGATTCTTTTTACATCCGGGGCATGGTAGATCTTCATACAGAAGCTTTTTAGGATCTACCTGTAAGAAGTACCCTGCCTTCCCTTTTGGTATTTTGCCACCATTTTTATTTTTCATGTAATCTTTATAATTAGTTCCATATAAATTGTCAGATGCCATTTTATAGCCCTGCTTAGAGAAATATTCAGCTAAATCATAACTAGGGGTCTCTACGTACTCCCCACTATCATTTGCATAATTATATGCAGCTACAGGGCTGAGATATTCTAGTCCTGCACCAACATTGGATATACTCTTCCCTTTCCAGAAAATCTATCCAAATCATGAGCCATGAGATGAGTAGATTTTACAAAATCAGGAATTCCTTCGTTCTGTAAACCGGGTAAAGTATTTGTTTGAATGGCAGGCTTATCTTCAGGGTGCACAGCTCTATCAATAAAGTTCTTATTTCTGCTCTTCCAAAGAAGTATATCAGATAAAGCTTGTAAGCTTGGATCATTTACATACTGTGGGGGTTTCTTTCCTCCTCCTGTACTTTTTGCCATTACTTATAAGAGGTTTGAGTTTCTGTAGCGATAAATTGAGATGTTATTCTCACATCTGTCCTATTATCTAGTATCTGCCTTATCCTACAATCCTTTGCCCTCAGGGGGTACTTCTTAAAAGACCTGTTGGTGTAGTTCAGATTAGAATCATTTAATACTTTGTTTTCTGTACTTGCTGTACAATCTGGCAGCCAGATAGGCTCTGTGTAATCATTTACAATATCCCAGAATCCATTATAGTTATAGAAATTATCTGATTTGACGAAGAGTATATCTCTGCTATCAGAGTTATATTTAGGGTATTGCAGATATGATGATAGATTGTTTGATGGTTTTGCTACAAGATTAAGAACCCCTGTACATTGCTGATCATTATATATGATAGCCTTGTTAAAGAATGCTTTATCTGTCTGTACAAAGGTTTGTGCATTAGTCATCACATTTACTTTACTATAGTCCTTTACAGACTGTAGTATTTCATCTTGATATTTATATGCAAAAGGTTGCTCTAAGATATATGGCGCTACTTCCCCATAGAACTCATTGTACTTGTTTTCTACTGTATTGTGTAACCATACTGATTCAAGATCTTTCCTTCCTGTATAGAATTTACTAGTTGATCCTATATAGAAGTTTGGCAAGTAACTGTGGAATGATATCCATGATTTTGATATAAAAGAATATGAAATAGTAAAGGATATATCGCAGAAATAGGCTGGGTCTCCAAGTTCAATCTCTTCTCCGGCATAGGAGAAAACATCTGTTGAGCTATTATACGTAATTCCACTAACAATAGGCTTGAAATCAAGCTTTGTGATGAGGAGCCTGTTATATTTGTTATCATATACTCCATGTAGGCCTACTCCCTTAAAATTATTATCTATATCATACTCAGGGAAAGCATCTTTAATTTGGAAGTGTAAGTTATTGGTTAAGAACATTTTAACTCCCTCATTGGAAATATCATTGATGCTTTGTCCCTGCATTAAGAACACATCCCCCCTAAGGGCATCTACCCATATATGGCCAAATTCAGTCTGTAGAAGAAACTTATTTTGGCTTCCGGTATACCCTAAATCACTACTTACAAAGTCTACTGGAGGAACACTAGGATTGAAGATCTGCTGACCAAGATATACTTCGGCAATTGATGAATTAGCAGTAAGAAGAGCATTATAAACCTGAGCCCTGTTCTCAAATCTAGCAAGTAGCATTCTTGTTTCTATGCCATCTATAGAAATGAGCTTACCATAGTTTAGAGGAAAATCATATACTGCGGCAGGCCTGTAGATCCTCCAGTTATTTTTCTTGTAATTTATAACATCTTGTTGCTTTTCTGAATAAATCCCTCTATTAGGGAACCTGTATATACAGCTTTGAGTTGGATCAAAATCCACAGGTAGGGTAGTAAAGACATTTTCAATATTTTGCTTTGAGAAGGTCTTATTATAAGTATATGTATTATCAAAAGCAATAGGAACAAATGCTTCCTGAAGCCATTGATCAGGAACATCCCCTCCAACATGAGGGAAATAATCCCCCTCCTTATTGTTATATGCTTGCCTAAGATCTACATTCACTTGGCTCTCAACAAAGAAATTGATAATACCATAGGCAAAGAGATAAATTTTCCCTGCATCATAAAAGAATGCAGAATTGGCACAATCAAAATTATGCACTTTTACTCCAAACAAGGAACCTATATTGAAAGCTCCCCCATCACCTCTTCTTACATCAGTTGAGAACCAATACTTTGGAAAACCCACATTACCTAACTCATCATAGAATATATCAGAATCGTCTGGGAAATTTACCCTATTGTCTATAAAGAATGGTAATTTTCTCTTTAGAGCAAACTTATTAATGAAGGTATCACCTCCAAATATATCCCTAAGACCGCTTCCAGGAGTTTGATCCCCCAGATTAACTTGCATTTGAAAACCTGTATCAACTGCTTCATATGAGTAAATTTGTCCATATTGGTCTGGAACGATATTTTTGATTGAAGCATAGTACGATGAGATGTTTCTAGTATAGAAGTTCTCTACACATCCAACCTGTCCTAGTGTAAACCTTGAATTGTCCTCTGGAACCCCAGCTATAGTATTCGGATAGGGTAGAGTATCTGTAGTTCTTAGATAAACTGATGACTCTCTCTGATAGTTATTTACTATGTGTATATCCCCAACTCCCTGAACGCCACTTATGAGATAGGCTGCAATATCAAGCATTCTGATCTTGTTGCCTGTATCATTAGGAAGAATTTTGGGAGTCGTATAATTACCAAGAGAATTGAATGAATAAGTCATATTTCTCTTCGGTAAGAGCCTGAAAACTATATCATTAAATACTTGAAAAGCTGTAAATGCTGCTGCACCATTGAATGGATTAGTCGATACCCCATATGTACCTGATGCAAACCCTATGGCTATACCCACCCCAAGGGCAGTTAGGTAAGACTGGAGTGATGGGAATCTGTACTTAGCATGTTTATCTACTTGTACAAAATGAGATCTAGTGGTACCAAACTCCACACTTTCAAGTTTCAGCTGAGTCCCCAAGAATGGTTGATAGAAACTAGTATCAGGAGAGTGAAAAGTGTACCTGTTCTTACTCTCAGCACTATTGAATCCGTTTAGGAGATTGAGATCTGCTCCAAACAGAATAGGTGCAGCCTTATAGCCAGCCACTATACTTGTAGCGGTTATATCCCCATCTTCTCCAGGAATAGGAGGTATTGCAATTTCTACAGGAGCTTGGGCATAAAGATCAATTGTATGGGCGATGCTAAAATCTACCCCATTTACAAAATTAGTGGTCTTCTTGTCAATAGTATTTTGACCAAATACCTGTAATCTACTTGTTATATCAATTCTGTTGCTGCCTGTCCTTTTAAGAGTAATAGTAAGACTGAACTGATCAGTAGACCCCACAGCTAGTCCTCCACTATCATATATTGGAAGACCATCCCATGTTACAATTAAATGCTTCTTGTTTTTGGTAGTCCTTCCAAATGAGCCTTGGTATACGACAGTTACAATATCCCCAGCAGACTTCCATAGGTTCTCCACTGTTGGCATACTGTACATTAAAGTCCTGGTAACACTAATATTCTGGACAGATTCAAATGAGGAGAATATCTGAGCTCCTATATCAGTATTTGAAGCATTTAAGATAAATGGGTCAGGTCTTAGATCATTAAATGGGTAATTTGGATAGTAATATATACTATCCCCTTTGGCATATCTACCAACATTGTATAGGAGACCTTTAGCAATAACTGATTTACTTGCAGCTCTGTTGGATCTGACAATCTTAATAGCTGCAATATTATCCTTTTGCTCCTGTGTGAGTTCTGAGTCTTTTATTAATTGGAAAATAGCTGTACTGTCCAGCCTTACCCCTAGGGGGAATATATTGCCAGCAGAATCATGGTGGTGAGTAACTGAGCTATCTGGGAATTTATGATGTCTTATTGGACGACCTTGGAGGTTCCCCCAAACAGGCTCATTACAAGGATAAGTTTCTGTAGATTCCCAATATGAAAAATTTCCATATTGATATGGACCCTGATAACATACATTAGTAGAATCATAGTTGGTATCTACTCCTTGCAATGTAGCAGTATTATACACTTGCCATCTAGGTTTTCCTTCTACTTCATCACATATACTTTGTCCAAAATTTGAATCTCCATTACTGATAATTGTAAGATCTGAGCTAATAGGAGCCCTTCCTGGTATATGAAATCTATCAGTCTGATAGCCATTCTTTAAGATAAACACTACATCGAACGCATATACTTCATCTCTCATGTAGCCTCTAAGATTAGCAGCATTTAATTCATCTGCGTATTGACCTTGTATATGAGGCATCTTCCAGCTTACCCATTGAAGCTTTATTTGGTTTGCAATCTTCTGATAACTAATTCTTTGTGTAGATGTAAGATCTGCAAACACAAGAATATCCTGTACAGTAGTCACATCACCAGCAGTATCATAGACAGGAAACTTTTCAAATATTTCCTCTATTGTTCCTGTTACACCACTTTTTGACTGACCTGTGTAGGTAATAGTCATCTTACTACCCTGTATCTGATAAGTTCCTACAATATCTACAGAAGAGATATCATTAATAGTTTTTATTACAGCTACATTAATAAAATCAAACACCCCAGATGTGTCTATGTTCTCTATGTCAAGGATTATAGACTTCCCTACGGGATAGTTGAAATTAGGACTCACTATGAATTTATCATAGATAGGAATAGGGTTCGTTACAGAATAATATGAAGTGTAGGCTTCCCCAAGGGAATTGGTGTACTGAATTGCAAATTGATAATCTCCAGCAATAGTTGTTCCTTCAGATTCTACACTTCTGTAAGTGACCTGTGGAATAGAGAAGTTTGGCCTTACATTTAACTTGTTACAGTCAATTTCTGAGCTGGTAACAACATCACAGGGATTAGTACCAGTCCCCTGTACAATTTCTCTGAAAGGTAAATTATTTAAGTCAATGAATCTCATGTGGTTAGCTCCATCAACCCAGTAAACCTCTGTGCTACAGTTAGTTATTTTGTGAACAACCTTTTGAATAGGATTATTCAGATTAAAATTCAGGCAAGTCGCATTTATTATAGTGCTATATGTACAACCTACTACCTTTCCTATCTCAGATTCCCCTGTCGTAGGGTTTACAAGAAATATAATTATTATATCCCTTTCTACTATATTATGAGTACCAATTACCTTGTACCCTGAGGGGATCATAAAACAGATCTCATTGGCCTGTTCATTTTGATAGACAATCATATTACCTTCAAAACCAGCAGTTTGTGCATTTTGAGCAAATGTTACCTGACCTGGTTTAACCTGGCTTATGATAGAATCTAGGTTCATACCTAGATATGCATTATTTGGTCTAATTTCTCCCATTCTCTACTTAATTATTTAATCCCCAAGAACTTGCTGGCCATGATCCTCCCCTCCACCTCCAGGAATCTCCATACATTGCTGCAGCGTAAGGATCAAATCTGTGTCTATCTTTCCTTATATTTTGAGCTTTCTTATAGATTGTTTCTTTCTTGATCTCTATATCAGCTAGTATATAAGCTTCATCTGCTAATTGCTTGTAGAAGATATATTTTTTTTCAATCTGATTAAAGGTCTCATCCACTACCTGATTGTACAGTTGTTCGAACACTTTCTGTTTAAGAAAAGCTTCAATAAACTCTTGTATTCTGTAATTGTCGGGTATTAATTGCTGCCCAGCATCATCTCTCTGATCTGAATAGTATATAAGAAATACATCACCTTGCCTGAAACTTGTGACAAGTTTGCCATCTCTTATATCAAATGTGAGGTCATCCTTACACAGCCCAAAAGCTCTGGCATTACTATTCATACATCCCAAAGAAGAATCACATCCTTGTTTTGAATGTATGTTACCTGGTGTTAAGAGATACTTTAATCTTATAGGTTGAGTAACCTCTGTCTGAGTTTTTGTTACAACAGTAATTATGTCAGGATTGCAAGGATCACAATTGAGTGCAGGGTCACACGGATCATATGGCTTATTTAATACTGTGGTAATATTCTGGTAGAAAGCACCAGGTTTTCTAAATGTTGGTGAGAGTAGCTCAGCAGTTAGCCAAACTTCCCTAGGGGCAATGAAATCAGGGGGGAGCTTAGCCTCAAAATTGTCCATAAATAACAATGCTGAGACAATCTTATAAGAAGATCTTCCCAGCTTTTGGAGGCATTTTGAAGTCCATATAGGAAACATCAGATCATCTACTGCATTTGCATCGAAGTAACTTTTCATTTCTTCTTTTACTCTTGCAAAAAGAGAATCGGGTGATACGAACTTATACTTGTAGTAATATGACATCTTAGTTTCGTTTTCTCTCCCACTCTCTGTAGATCTGTGGATAGGGAGAATTAGGGCGTTTTAGATATTCTGCCAGTTTTCTGGAGCTTAATCTGGCTGGCTTCCAAACCCATATTTCTGTGTACTGAAATCTAGCATCGACTGGGAACCAATACCACTTAAATCTATATCCATCAGTATGAGTATTTAAGTGATATACTCTCTTACCTAGTTTTTGGGTCTTTACCCAATCAATAGGCATAACTACATGCTCCCTGCCATCTATAGTGATGAATTTTTTACTTTTCTTCTTGCTTATGGAAAAAGTTCCCAACCCCCAAGGGAGCTTACATCTATCACCAGTCTCAAGGATATGATCTCTAAAGTTATAATTAAATGTATAAATGATCTCCTTCCATTTATCAAAGGAGATATCTATACTAGGATGAGCTGCACAGAATTTATCATATGCTTCTCTTGATCCTGTCCTATATTGTACCCTCACTCTTGGCATCTCTTACTGTAATTACTTTTAAAACTTCATGGTAATCTATTAGCAGGTTCATCCGAGTTTTAAAGTACTCTCTAACTGTATTAGTTAATTTCATTTTAACCCTATAGATTCTATATCCTTTTCTCATTAAGCTGTCTAAAGTATCCATTATGTTTTATTTACTTGGTCATCTTTGTTATCTGATGTATGATCAACTGGTACTCTATAATAAGTTTGGAGTAGGACTTGGAGGCAATCTTTAGTTACTACATCTTCAAGATACCCAGGGCACTTAAACTCTAGGTCAAGAGGATTTGTGCAGGGATTTGGTTTGTTTTGACTTGTACAAGGACAATCTGGATAAAGTAAGTCAGTCGATACATCCTCTTCAAAATAGGCCCATATGCTGGCTACTTCAACCTTAGGGGAAGATATATATAAGTACCTATCATATATCCAATAGTATATATCGTTGGTTGGCAATCCTAACTTTAGGAGATTAATATATCTACTTAGAGTTATCTCTTTCAGCCTTCTTGAATTATCCACAGAGAATACACCATGTATTAGGAGTCCATATATACCATCAGAGATCTTTGGTAATTTATGTTTACTTCTTGCTACATACTGATCTGAAACATAATCGCAGCAGTCTGCCGTTGGAACTTCTGTCATTTCCACACAAGGGATATTTGTAAATATAGTCGAAGTGTTCCAAAGTTTTCTCTTATCAGTTTCTCTCCTGATGTAGAACGTAGCTTTGCTCTTAAGCTCAGTGGCTATCACTCTATCTGTTATGGTGTTGTCACTATTCAACATTTTGTCAAGTGATCTTACACGAGAAACTACTTGTCTCAAGGTTGCCATTATACTTTTTGCTTTAATATACCTGTCACCCCATCATTTTCATCTATTACAAAGGCCACAAGCTCAGATTTAGTGCAAGTGTGTCCCTGTTTATCATCCCAGAAGGATTTTGCTTTTGATAGAGCAGGTAGTTGGAAAAACATAATTCCATGGAAGTCCATGGTTATTTCATGGTGCTTATCACCTGTGAATATATAGTAGTTATCACAATTAGACCACTCATTCTTGAACTCAATAGGGAACATATTCGCAAGCTTTGGGGGTTTGATAGCATCTCCATGGTTAAACATGATAGCATTTTTTCCATATCTTGCATATTTTCTATACCTGGGGGAAGTATCAAATTTTACTCCTGCTGTTCTATTATAGTAAGCCTTCAGCCAAGTTATTAGATGCCATCCAGCATATTCATCATGATTTCCCGATACGTATATAATCTCTACATCTCCTGAATGATTCAGTAAGAGATTTACCATATTTATTTCATGATTACATATCCTTTCAAAGCTCTGATGGTAGGTATCAATGTTTTCCTGCTTTGTTCCCCTAGTAGTAGTTCCCATCCACTCTGCATTGAACTGATCACTTCCTATTACATAGTAAATCTTTTCAAGTCTGTTTGAAGTAGTCGATTGGTGAAGGATTCTCTTAGTTCTTTCATATATCGTATGGAACCTCTTACCCATGGAATTATTTCCTAATATATCAAACTTATTTAAGTGCTGGTCTTGTTTATTTATTACTAGGCACCCTTTGGGGAGGTGTGGGGCAGTGCTTGGGGCAGTCTGTTCATAGACAGACGGTTTATAGGTCTTGAGGAAATCTATGAAAATTTTCTGGAAATTATCAACTGGGGTTTTCTTAGACAACCAAGCTTTCACTTGCCAAGAGGGGTTACTAGGAGATCCCCATATATTCTGTACATACCTATCTATGTTCCAGAGCTTTGTATCAATTTTGCACTTCTCTATTAACTCCTCTAGGGTTCTAATTTGCTCCTTTACATTAATCGTAATTTCAGCTTCTTCCTTCTCCACATCTTCTTCTATTTTCAAAAAGCTATAAAGTTCATCTTCTGATACTCTTCCAGAGTTCCCTTTTGTTACTTTGAGCAGGTCATTCAACTCTTCAAGAGTTATTCCAAGCTTTCTTGCGTAGAAATCTTTTGATTTTTTTTGAGATAGCAGCCTCTTTAGCTGTTCTATAAGATCTTGATTGTCAGACATCTATATAATTTGTTCATTATTAATACTATACGGGATGTAAAGTTAGATAATATTCTTGATATTTCCAATAGCCAACCTGTTATGTTTACACTCAATGCATTAAAAAGAATTGCCCCAACATAGAAATGTTAGGGCTACCTCTGAAAAACCAAAAAACAGAGGTATTACTGACTAGTTGCGGGATATATTTGAGGTTCACCAAATACTCCTCCTGTACAATTAGGACAAATGGTTGTCAGTTCTACCTCATAGTTCCCTATAGGTAAACCAGAGATAGTATACGGAGAATCATTATATGTTGGGAAAGTGGTCAGATATGTAAAAGCACTTGAAGAGGCTTGAATTCTATATCCTATCCTAAGACTTGCCCCAAAGGGGATTGTATAATCAATTATTATATTAGCCATTATGGAGTAGTTGTTGTTGTGGTAGTACTTGAGGTAGTGCTGGTCGTAGTACTAGTTGTAGTACTTGTAGTAGTAGTAGTAGTTGTTGTGGTACATTCAATTACAGCAGTGGTAAGCACCTGCCTACAGAAAGCAGGCCCCTCACAAAAAACCAATGAATATCCTGAAGGGCAGGTATATCCAATACCATCTGTGCCAAGTTGTACATCTTGCCCAACATAGTCTTTGGTAGAGAAAACCACATTTAGCATTCCATATGAAGTTGCTGATATGATCTCAGCTATGGTATTCTGATATATTTCTGCTCCCATGGCTGCAGGAGGAGCAACATTATGACCTACCATTTCTATGATATGATTCCCTGCTGTCAGTGTTACTGGATAAATATGCCAAACATGGAAAGGTGCTCCTATTATTCCATATTGTATATCAAGAGCAGTTGGATCCTGTTGTATGATAGTGCTACCATCAATTCTAAGGATTCCATAATTATCACAACCAAACCCTATATAATATGTCTGAGGAGAGCTTACATTCACACAGACAGAAAATCCTATATCCTGATTACTCAATTCAGAAACTGACCAGAGAGCACATCTATTCATAGGACCATTAGAGGTATTTCCATCAGCAGCACAAGTTCCTGACCCATTTCTCCAAAAGCTATTACTTGTTGATATTTGAGTAGATGTCCCTGTACCATCTGATGAATAACCTGTATCATATATATAACTTCCACAATCTGAATAGAAAACGTTAGTTTTTGCTACTGTAGATTCTGGAGAGCTTGGAGGAGTAGCTGCAGTCTCATTTACCTGTAAGCAGTATGTACCATCTTCAGACAATATATATCCTGATGGACAACATCCTATTGGCCTAACAATCTGTATTGTTCTGGATTTGGGAGCACATCTTATTCCATTTGTTGTCAGCCTCACATCATAGTAAACATTATCATCAATTGGGATAGGGTAGCAATTGTTAGTAGTAGGATTATTTGGCGAAGTTGGTTGTATCCATGTAGTATCCCCACTCACCTTGTATTCAACAAGTGTGCTTAAAGATCCAGGAACGAAAGACCAACATATATTAGCTATACTACTCATTGGTTTTTATTAAGGTGTAGTAGTTGTAGTTGTTGTGGTAGATGTTGTACCACTTTGATATGTTACAGTTACATTACTTGGAGCATCACAAGGAGAAGGACATCCAGCAACTGCTGCACAGAAACTAGCATATAACCCTGAATCACTACTTAAAGTATCTATAAGTGATTGAAATAGAGTAACTGTATCTACTGTAACATCTAAAGTAATTACATTATTTATAATATCTACAGTAGGAGTTACCTGTATTCCATTAGTAAGGCCTCCTGTAATGATTTTTACCCCTAAATAATCCGGACTTGGGTCTGTTGAATTTACAGCTACTTTATGATCTCCAGTACCAGATCCACCAGTATTGTTGATTATCACAGACCCAGGGGTAGTAACATAATCAAGGGTGACATTAGTACCTGCGACAAGTTTATTCTGCAGCACTCCTGGGGATGTATCCGAAGTAGTTGCTGCTACAAATCTATCTTGTGTTGAAGGAGTAGCTAAGGCAACTTCTTTACCTAGACACAAGTCTCCATTATCAACATTTGTTACGTCAAAGTCTGCTGACCATTCTGTGGGTAAATTTTGAGCAATCTGTGTAACCTTTGTCAGAATGTTCTGTAGAGTACTTTGGAGATCTGTTCCACTTGATACTGAGTTACTTACACACCCAAATGTCAGAGCTGTAGTATCTATCGTACCAGTTTGACACAATCTTACTTTGATCTTATTTACTGTATCTACAAGACTATCTGCTGTAGTGAGAGGTGCAGGAAGACAGCTTCCTACATTATTAAATGTAGGCAATGATGAAGTTCCACTCTCTACAAGAGCCTTTAGAATACATATTTGGGCAATTAGAGTATTGAATCCTCCAGTTATTGTTGTAGGAGGGGTTACCACATAACATGAATTCCAATTGGCTGCTGAAGGATTGATAGCACTATCAATAGTTCCAAATTTTGTACAATACTTAGTCAGTAATTGTTGGAGTGTATCTGTATTAACTACTCCAGCTGAACTACATGTTATCCCAGGAACCTCTAATGCATCTAACCTACTATCTATACTACTTTGATCAGCAACATATGTTGTATCTACAAACTCATCAAAGTCATCTCTAAGGGTACATACAAAACTTGAGATGGTTTCAACGAACTGCTTTTGAGTTGTAATAGGAGCTAGGCAATATGTGTTATATGTAGAATAGTCTCCTGTAGATGCACAAAGCAATGGATCTATGGTTTGGAGGATAGTCTCCAGATTAGAATTTGTAGCAATACCTGAGCAGCTAAGGGCTGGGCCAGTATATACAACACAACCTGCATCCTGAAAGCAGGAAGCTGGTTCTGAGCAATTGGCAGGAATGAATCCTGTTATAGATGCAGTTGATTGTGTACAATTAGTGCAAGCCATATATTAGATTAAGGAATATACATTATATAATAGGCAGATAGAGAAGGCTGAATATTGTTGTGAGGTTGTCCTCCACCAGTACTTTGAATTGTTACGCCAGTCAGTGATACACTTGTCAATTTGGAAGAGTCAGTTGCTCCTGCCCAACATTGGGTTGAATTACCAGATTGAGGCAATAGAGCCCCCCTATAGGCAGAGTAGTGCTGGTGACCAGGATCAGTTACTCCATGGATATGGGCAGGCATTTCTGATGTTAATAATGTATGGAAAGTCTCCCCACCTCTATCATTTACTGCCCAGTTTGGATTATTAGGATTTACTGCTGGATCTACTGCAGCATCAAGTGCACCACCAGGAACGCTTCTAATAGCCCCTACAATTGTCCTACCCCTTAGGTCTGGAGTTCCATTTTGTCCATTACAGATGTACAATTTACTGAATCCTAAAGTACTAATACCTATTCCTCCAGCATCAAAGTTAGATAGTGGTCCAAAATAAGCTACTGCTGTATAAGGAACCATCTTTGTATAGTTCTGTACGACTGTGCCTCCTCCTCCATTTATGTTATTGACAACTTGAGTAACAAGTGTTGTCAGATCAGAATTTTTAACATATGTTGTGGGTATGGCATCTACTGTAGTTTTAACAGAACAGAGTAAAGTTATTGCAGCTTGTAGAATATCATCTCTGGTAGGACTTGAAGGAAGTCCTGTAAGACAAGCTGTATTGAATACTGGATTATCAGCAATTATTATATTTATGTCATCAACAAGATCTTTCAGAGTACAAGATGCAGTTATCAGCATCTGTAATACGTTACTTAGAGTAGGAGAAGATACTCCTATGATATCTTGTAGGAAAGAGCAACTAATAGTTAGGTTAGCAGGCTCAATTCCTGTACCATCTAATATACCCACCACTTCAGCAGCAATTGCTGCTTCAAAAGATGAAAGAGTATCCCCTGTGCAGATACCAAGCAAGGGAATTTCAGGCCCTGTGTACTGAACACATTGATCCGATACTATTTCAGAACAATTTAATAGACAATCTTTACAAGCCATATATTTAATATTATGCTATGTTTAACCCTATTGGATGATCCAGATGACCTGCACCATTGATATCACAAACAATGAAGAGATTAGCAGAAGAAGTACTTGATAGTGTAGATACAACTGACCATGATGCTCCTCCATTTGATGATTTTTCTATTGTTATAGTGCTACCAGTCCTTCTTATTCCATATTTGTTTGAAGTTACAGTACTTTCTAATGGACCAGTAACTGCTCCTCCATCAATCTTATATATACTAATGTCATCCATTACTATACCTGCTATCATACTACCAAATGCAGTTAAAGAATTAGCAGTTGAAAATCCTAGAACTCCACGAACACTAGTACCATCAAAATAAATTATACCATCTACCCCTGCAGCTAGTTTGAGAGTTGCCAGCCCAGTGTGCCCATAATCAGAGCCTCCCCCAGGTACTGTCCAAACTCCACTAGAATTAGATATTCCATTGACTGTTGTAAAATCAATTACTACCGGTCCTCCTGCAGTTGTAGTAGTTGTTGTCGTACTTGAGCTTGTAGTAGAACTAGTGCTTGTTGTTGATGTACTAGTAGTACTTGTTGTCGTGTTAGTCGTTGAAGTAGTAGTAGATGTACTTGTTGAAGTAGTACTATGAGTAGTTGTAGAAGTGGTAGTAGATGTAGTACTAGAAGTTGAAGTACTTGTTGTACTAGTAGTAGAAGTACTCGTAGTGCTGGTAGTGCTTGTGCTAGAAGTGCTTGTAGTAGTAGTGGTTGTAGTGAACGGTCCTGCCTTCATTCTTCTTGCTATCCTAAACTCTCCCCCTGTTAGTGCTCTTACTCTTGATACTATAGTTGAATAACTATAAGAACAATAGAAGTCTTGGTTCCATCTTAGATTATTCAGTATTTCTTTATAATATAATAGTTGCCTAACCTTTAGGTGAGGAGTAGGCTTTATGGTCATGAAAGCAGTATTTTGCCAGGCATTTTTGCCATATTGAGCAAGGACTGCATCAATAGAACATATAGCATCTTCAAGATTATCACAGCTTGTACAAGTCTTTAGAAGAAAGCTAAACATTTACGTAATAGTTTATAAGCACTCTTTTGTTGTATTTTTTCCCAACATGCTCTACAATACCCATTAACAAGTTGACATGCTGCAGCATAGGTATTGCAGTCTGGGTTTTTGCATTTGGTTGATTGACATCCCATGCTCCTTAGTTTTTAGCACCAGAGAGTATTTGTAGTACCACTACATCTACCTCTAATGAAGTTATCTAACATAGTATTTGCATTCTTATACAGCTTCATAGCTAAGATATTATTGCACTGGCTTGAGGCTGAGATTGCTGCCTGGATATAGAACCAAATTTCGTCCAGCACTTTCATTTGCTCTATTTTTACATCCTGGTTACATTCTATAAGATCAGTTTTCAGAAAAGCTTTTCCAAACTTTTGTTCTATAAGAGTGGTTCTCAGAAATGTTTTTTCAGTATTGAAGTCTATGGCAGGGGCTATAGACTGTTTAATTGTCCAGATCCCATCGGGGAGGTCATTAAGTAGAGAAGGATCGCTGACACAGGTTATATTCAGTGTATTGCTGTTCAGAAATAGAACCTCACTTTTTACAAAAATAACAGTAGCCTTGGGGAAGGCAGGTGGTGTAATCTCGTAAGTCGGATTGGTTACCACAAAATTGCTTGGGTAGAAGGAGATATCTGCAACCCCTAATGTTAGTGTATTATGTGTATCTACTATTGTGAAATCTAATATAGGAGATGTTTCTGGATAGGCCATGTTATATGTTTACATATTTAGTACCTGGTATGAACAGATTACTATTGTATAATTTAAGCAATTCTGCCCAACTGTGTCCAAATGTTTTTTGAAGATGTGGGTAATCCTTTATAGAAGACCATTTTCCTCCCCACTCCCAGCCAGCTTGTTCAAATATCTTTACTACTTCAAGCCAGTCTGCTATACCATCTTTATCATTATCTTTTTTGATATCCCATGAAGTCTCATCATAAACCCCGTTACCATCTGTGTCATAGACTAAACAGAAGTCAAAGGCAAGACCATAATTATGATAGCTACTTCCTCCACGAGCATTTGTAACAATAGGACCAGGTTTTGTTCTTCCCTGAGCATACAGTGCATTTTGCTCATCTATTGTTCTTAGTCCCTGGGGGACGGCTATAGCAATATCTTTGGGTAGGGAAACCTCTGCTTTCTCAATTAGAACCTTTACTTCATTTCTTACCTTTGGATGGAGTAGATTTACTCTTTCTTCTGATTTTTTGTGTCTCATTAGTGGTTTTTTGAAATAAAAAAGGAGAGAGAGCCTAATTGCTCTGCTCTCCTTTACTTCCGGGTTCAGATTATTATGGTATTAAGGTAGTGGTTGAAGTTGTAGATGTAGATGTTGTTGATGTTGTTGTTGTTGTAGTTGGATTAGTTCCACTCACATCAGTTACTGCTCCAAGAGCTGCTACCATCGCAGTTTCAAATGCTGTACCTGTACCAGTAGGGAAGGCTACAATTACTGTGGAATCCTGAGGAACTCCAGGGTTCCATGTATCCAAGTATTCATCATATGGATAGTACTTGATATAGTAAGTATCATAGAATGTACCATCTGTTACATAGCTGGTAAACAATTGGTTCCAGCTATTGTACTTATATTGATGTTTGAACTGATTAACTTGATAGCTCCATAGGTTCTTTTCTAATTGCTTGATTTCTGCAGAAGATCCTGTTGGGTAGTCAGATCTCTGAACTACAGTAGATGTAGCTACTATATCACAAGAATCACTTACTATGAAATCCTGAGTTGTGATAGGCCCTTTGATTACAAATGCTCTGAACCAGAGTCTATCGTATTCATATGGATAAGCTGAGAAGTCACAAGTATTTCCATACACTGTAAGTGGTTTCTCAGTGATAATTAACTGAGAATTTGAACCTGTTCCAAATCTTGAGAAGGTAAGGAAGGTAGAGAGTGCAGGATCTGCGTTACCTTTTGCTGCTGCTTGATCTACAAAGGTTTGTAGAGCAGTCCCACTTACATCAGTACATGGGTTAGCACCACAAGAGCAACAAGGGGTATCTACTATAAATGATTTAGTCAGACCATTAAAGAATCCTGTATCAATATAGCTTGAGTGAAGTACGAAAGCAAAGGTGATTTGCTCACTACATTCCAGATTCCACGAGCTAATGCTCTGTACCTGTGTTGGTACGTTTGATACAGCAGTTACTTTGTACCATTCAATAACCTTGGTAGAAGTGATCTTGTCAGACCTCTTGCTTCCAAGTTGGTTACCTACTGTTCCAAATCCCACTGCATTATTTGAGGGTACAACTTCAATTCTGCCTTGAGCAATGTAGAAGTATTTTGCTGCTGCTATGTTACCAGATGTGGCAATTGAGTAATCTGGACGGAATAAACCAATCTGACCTGCTGTAAGGTCTTGGGTAGATCCTGAAGATGCCAGAGTCCCTGATGTAGCAACAAACAATGTTGTTAATGAGAAATCCATTTAACTATAGATTTTTGCGTGAATTATTCAGATGTTCTTATTCTTTCTTGGGTGTACTGGACTGCTGTATTATTTTCTGTATCCATAGCTAGTTCCTGTACTGTAAGGTTAAGTAGCTCATCCTCAAGATATTCTGGTAGCTCACAGTCCACTCGGGTGGACGCAGTACCATCAAATTTGATGTATCCTGGGTAGTCTATTTTTTGTGGATATCTTATGTAACTCACATAGATAGTCTTCGGAGTGAAGGTTCCATCTGTGTAAATACTTAAGTTAAGTTGGGCTATCGAACAAAAGCTCTCCTCATATTCAAAGGAGGGCCTATAATTTGTGTTAATTAGTAGACTAATAACATCAGAGTGTTTTACCAGATCCTTATTTACATAGATGATCTTATCTTTACATGCCCCCTTGGAAGCTAGAAAGTAGGAATCTATGTAGAACATATACTGAGGGCTAAGTTCTGTAAGATCTGCTGTCCATTTATTTAGATCTGGATCAGTTTCAGCCAGAGTTAGAGGATGAGTCCTCATAGGCTCTATTAAAACTTCAAGATCCTCATATCTCTTTTTGAAGCTATCTAACCCGAGACCCGAAGGATTATTCGAGTCCATTTTTAGTTTAACCAGCTTGAGCTGGGCTTCATTCAGAGCGAGGATCTTGTTCTCTAAAGGTATAACTTGATGTTCGAGAGCTGCAACCTTATTTAACTTAAGGTCTGTCTTATATAACAGGCTCTCTACTTGGATCATACTTCAGCAAGTTTTTTTACTTTTAACTTTTTCTCCAGTTCGAGTAAATCTTCCTGGTGGTTTTCATCTATAAGATGATCAATTAATTCTTGTTTATCTCTAAACACTTCCAATTCTCCCTCATAAACACGGCCACCTTTCTTTTCCTTGTAGATTTGGTGTTTGAAAGCTTGCTCTACCAGATCTTTTGTATATAACATATCATCTTTCAGATCAGCATACAGAGCAAAAACTTTCATTGGGTCTTTACCTTTATGAACCCCAGATTCTACTTGATTCTTTTTCAGGAAGCTATCTACGAGATTATATACAACTTCTTCTCTTGTACTATCACTTACAGGCAGATCAAATAGTCTGGCGATCTTTTTACGTTTTTCTAGTGACCAGCTATCAAATTTAATGATAGCATCATTAGCAGTCTTTTTCTTCTTGTACTGAATAGTATTCTCCACTTCCTCATCGTTCACATAGTACTGTGTTTCATGAGAATATTCTCCTCTCTCATATGCTGCAAGTGAAGAAGCAATACGTGGATCTGCACAAAGCCATAGATAAGTAATATACTGCCAAGGATCTTCTAAATTGAACAGGTTATCTCCGTCTACTAGCTTTACTGGCTCTACATGAGCCCCAAACTTTTTAGAGGTATAGTTATAATACTCAGATGTTGGCGATAGATCAATCCCTGTAGTCTCCTGAAGCTTTTGTCTAAGAGCTTTTATTCTATCTTGCTCCATTTTCCTTAGCTGAGGATCTTCTATTTTAAGGATACTCTTAGCATTTTCATCAAGTCCATTTCTGTACTTTCCACTGAGCTCCTTGAAAGGGAGCATCATTTTAGTTGTGCCAGGAGCTCTACTCATTCCTCTTTGCCTTAAGGATTTCTCCATAGTAGGGAATGCACCATCATAGTCTTTTGGTATTATACTTATCTTACCAATCTTGCCCATAAGTAGTTGTTATTTGGTTTCTATGTACCCCCAGAGGTCTTGGGCCTCTAGCCTTCTGCAGGAAGGGGTATTTGAGGAGTAGCCCTGAGGCGGGAAGTTTAGGGCTACTCTCTCGGAAGGTGTCCTCATTAGAACTGAGGTACTTCTTCTATTACGACACAACGTGATAAATCTTCAATAAACACATCGTATCTATCATCCATGAAGATGGTATAACCATCGAACATATTAGCTGCTGAGTGACCTTGTGAAGCGAAAGCACCTTTGTGATTTCTACGGCCATCAATATAACCCCAAGTCATTGAAGGTCTTCCTTTCATTCTCACCTCTCTGATGTTATTTCTCAGAGATCCATCTCCCTCAGGGGAAATATCGAACACAAGGAATAGAGGGGTTGACTTTTTATTCTGACCAAACTCTAAGTTAGATTGAGGTAAATCCAGTTCTTTTAAGTGAACCAGCTCAATTTTACCTGTCTCACGAGTTACCATGCTTGAGAAGGCATAGTTTAAGGTCAGTTTTTGCTCTGCACCTTGAATAAATCTTGTATCTGCAATGATAGTAAGACCGCTGTTAAGAGCATCATCCTTAAGGGCTTGATCAAACACATCGAAGCCTGCTTCATTTGTGTATATTTTAACTCTTCTATCTTTCACATCCACACGTCTGTAGAACAAGTCTCCAAACACTGCACGGAAGATGTTAGTTGAGAATTCACCTCTATTGTATTGAACAAGATTACCGTTATTTCTCATCCTGTAATATACACCAGCAGATACTTTCTTCACTTCTTGTTTAGAACCTCTAGTCTTCACGATACCTGGTTTACCCCAGATCATCTTCTGTACTTTCAGATCAAGCATTGCTTTTCTCATCCAGAACTCAATGAAAGGCTCCCATCTGATGTCATGCCTAGTTACAGGTTTTTCATTTCTCTTACCATTGATGTAAACCATCAAGTCAAGAGGCATACCATCTGAGTTCTTAAGCATTCTGTCATCTGCCCAACCAGTAATTGTATGTTTATAACCTACAGCTGATCCAAGAGACTCATACATAGTAATCTTTTCAGCCATACGAGGAAGACCAGGTAGATCTTCATCAAACTCACCTATTGATTGGTTTACAAGAGTAAACTCAATACCAGGCTGAAGGAAAGTAGGATCAACGAATTCTACTTTAGGATTACTTGATACAAGAGTTGCAGTGTATAAGAATCCCATATTGAAAGGTTGGGGATCTCTTATGATAGCAAAGTTCTGACCATATATCTTATGTGGCGTGATGATCATATTCTGAGTAAACTCAGCAGAGTCCATCACAAACTGGAATTCTTGACCATCAATACCTGGAGTGGTAAGGTTTAAAGTGCTGGTTGGCACTTCGATGATCTTAGGGAATTTGTAGGGTACTTCTACTTCCCATTGCCATGCATCAGAGTTAGTATCAATGTAGAACGGAGTAGACTTGTTAATCATATCCAAGAAATCATTGGCATACAATGAGCTCTGTGTATAAATGGAAATGATTTTCTTATCATAGTCCGCAGGATCTGTGGTGTGGAAAGACTCTAGGTGATTGGTATCAGTGAGCTTACCTACAGCACGTTTATCCATCGAAGCTACCCTGGCATAGGAAAAACCAGTAAAACCAGGTATTGTTTGTAAAGCCATCTTTGCTCTATTATTTTGTTATAGGATTATTGGGAAAACCAAGATTTTACTTGAGGTTCTTCATCTGTCTTTTTAGTACTGCCAGTTTTTATGGCAGTTTTCTTCAGGCCATTGAACAGAGTATTAGTTTCTTTTGATACAGCCTTTTTAGCTAATTTTGTTAATTGAGGATCTTCTTTTAGAAGCTGCATTAGCATGGCTACTTTAACTTTGAGCTCATGATTCTCTGGTCTCTTCAGATCAAGAATATCTTTATCAAATGTTGTAAGTAATTCGCCGTCAGGAGTTTGGAACCTATCTTGTGTAATATATCCATAGACATTTTCAGCAAACTTCCTATCTACAGGAATACCATCAAAATCTTTATTTTTCAGCTTCTCACCTAGAATTTTGCCAACATTATTAATATATTCTGTTTTGATCTGCTGCTTTCTCGTGATTTCTTCTTGTTTCTTAGTAGCAGCTTCTGTTATCTCTTTCTCTTCTTTAGCTACTAGTATCTTTTGAGCTTCTGTTGCTTCATCAAGGAGGTCATTATAGTTTTTGAGTTGAGTGACTCTTTTCTCAATATATTCAGAAGATCTACCCTCTGACCTATAAAGTTCTCTTACTATTCTCTCCTGATTACCTTCATCAGTTATATCAAGTTCTTTAATTCCTTCTACTTTAGTATAGCGGTTCAGATAATCGACTGGATCAATTCCTTTTACAAATACATTTTCAAACATGTCTTTGTAATTATCTCCAAATCTTCCAAGGAACTTGTCTATCACTACAGATGCCTGCTTTCTTGACTCATACTGAAATCTATTAAGTAGATCCTCAGGGGTAGCTAGTTCAAGGGCTTCTTCATCCTCATCAAGGGTAAATATACCATGGTTCAATAGCTCTTGAGCTATGGCACCGTACATATTATCTTCACCCTCTTCACCCTCTTCCTCATTTCCCTCAGGGGTAGCTTTGGGCTGCTTATCTGTGGGTTTGACTTCTTCCTCATCAGCTTTTTCTTCAAGAACATCATAGATGGCCTTGTCTCTTAGCTCAGTGGAATCTTCCTCTTTTTCCTCTATCTCATTATCTTCTTCTTCCTTTTTCTGAGGTATTTTCTTTACTGCCTTCTTAACTTGAGGTTCTTCTTTAGGTGTTTCCTTTGGAGGGATTACCTTTATATCTTCAGGTTCAGAATTAAGAAAGTCTTCAGCCTGAATCTCTTGTGTAGACATGATTCCAAAATCACCCACAGAGAAAGAAAGTTGTTCTCTGTCCGCCATATTTAGTTGATTTTATTGGTTTTCAACAGGATGTAAAATTATGTGTAATTATATTACTAACAAAGCCTTTAGGGCTAAAACGCTGAGTAATATTGCTTAATATAGCATTAGGATTATTCATCTGTCCCAAAAGATTCACCACTTTCGTTATAAACAGGCCAATCACCTTCCCCCAGTCTCAGTTCGGTAACTGCCTTCTCCCATCTTTCACATAATTCTTCAAAAGATTCTGCTACTAAAATCTTCTCTCCATCATACATTTGTATTATACTTTTGTTGGAAGTATAGGCTATTACTTTATATACCTCTACTACTTGAACTGCTATAGCCCTCCATACCCATTGTTTGGATTTAGCTATGATACCCATGTCCATTTCTTCAAGTTCCATATCTTCCTCTGAGACAAGGTTTACTTTAGCTTTTAATTTTAGTAGACTCATTATTTAGATTTTGGTTTATTCTTAGCTTGTGCCTTCTTGGCCTTTATATCCATCCTTTTCATTTGCAATTGAGCTTGCAGCTTCTCCCTATCTAAGGCAATTTTTTTCAATTCCATTGCTACATAGTCATTTGCCTCTTTGGCCTTTTGCTGGATCTGAGATAATTTGAGTTGGTAATCCCTATCAGCAATCATCCCTTCTTGCGCAGTCTGTGCTGCTAAAACCATGTCTTCATCCCCTGCGTTTGGTTCTGGCTTAAATGCGCTTCTTTCTTTTGCTGCAGCAGATATTAAAGCAATTTCCTTCTTATTCAATCTGTCCAGCTCATTTTCTCCATGTTCAAACTCTTTATCTAGCTGATCTTGAATAGCCGCTTGCTCCTGCTCATGTTGGAATTGAGCCTGTTGTTGCTCTATCTGTTGCTGCTTGATCTGCTGCTCCTGCTGCTGCATTGCCTCCAGCTTATCCTTCAGGGACTTGAAAACTTGTTTCATAGCCCTTATTGAATTGGTTGTATAGAGAACAGATATTTCATAAGGGGTAGCCCCATTCTGCAACATAGGTTGAGCGAGCTGCCTCAAGTCTTCAAAAGCTTTTTGATCACTAGCCCTTGTAGTAACAAATACCTGTAGATCCCTCAGGGTGATGTCTTCAGAGTTGACCCTAATGAAAGCTTGTTCTCCTTCAGTATTAATATAAGAGATAGTTGACCATGGTTTTTTGACCTCTATATGTTGTACAGCATCCAAAATTGCTTGATACACATTATTTAATACATATTCATGTTGTGCAAAGTATGGTTCAGTCTGAGCGTAGGATTGTGATAGGGCTGTATTAGTACCTGTAGCTGTTTGTGTAGCAGCTATCCCTCCTGTCCTTTCTCTACTAATACCTACAAGCTCCCAAGCCTCCTGCTTGAGTTGCATAGCAAGCGTATACCTTGATTGGATTTCAGAAGTTCTTGTCCAATCTATATTCTTGTAAGTTTGAAAGTTAGAGGGACTCTTCATGTTTTCAGGGGAATCATCTACTATAATAACCCCTCTTTTTCTGGCTTCCTGTTCCCAAATATCTAATGCATCCTGGGCATCTCCATCTTTAGGAATAGGAATATGCCTCATCGACATTAGATATACATTACCAATTTCTTTCTCTAGCAGCTTATATAGCTGATTCATACACACATTATACAAGATCTGATAGGGCTTCAGGAGATCTATTAGACTCTTTGCTTCATTGATATTTTTAATTTCATGCACTACTCCTATAATAGGGCAGTAGTCAAGGAGCTCAAATGGTTCTACATTATATACATCTGATCCAATCTTATACCCCTTATACCATCTGTTGACATAGTTCCATTCAATAGATATCTGATTTGGTATCTTCTTGTAAGATTCATCTACAAGAGTTGTTTGTTCCTCTCCTTCTTCATCTTTAAAAGTAAGTCTACCAACTTTCTTTTTAGAGCACCAATAGGCTTGTACAACTACATACTTATTACCGAATGTATTTACATTAGATGATAAGCCAAGGAAGTCGTTTAAAGGATCCACATTTTCCTTTAGCATTGATTCCACAAGGAGCCTTTGTTGAACTATAAATGGGGAATAAGTATCATATTTGATTGAGTCCCATCCACTTACAGTAGGATTCTCGAAATTAGATTCCCTCGGGGAGAATAGGGAGAGTTCTTTTACTCCTTTTCTTAGGTGATCAATTTCTTCCTTGTCAAGATCAAATCTCTCGATGATCTCACTTAGTTCCATTACATGGACTGTCCCAGCAGCAAAAGCATCTTTCACATATTTCTTATCGGGTAAAGTGAGAAACCAGACGTTCTTAGGATTTAAGTTCTCTACGCCTACTCCTAATTTTGAGTTGGTTTCATATACATGGTAAAACTCTCTTGAGCATATTAACAAGTCTCTGAAGCAATCCTCTGAGATCTCTTTCATATTCATCTGCATCTTCATAGCTTCGAGCACATGATTGCCCCATTTCTCTGCATTGGAAGTATAATCAGTCAGATATTCAGAAACCTTTTCCATGGTAAGCTTCTCCAAATCATTTTCATCTGGATTATCTCCTCCTTGAGCTCCTCCAATACCCATTTGGGTTGCTATTTTAGACTTAGCCTGTTCTATTATAAACTGTTGGAGGATTTCAGTCTTAAATTGAAGCTCCTCATTCTTGGAGTCATCATCAAAAGCTTTAACTCTAGCCACATCAGGTCTTCTGGTAAGTTCCCCTAACATGGTATTCAATGGAGGATTCAGAATAGGATAATGTTTTACATAGTCTGGAAGTTCTACATCTTTGACTATCGTATCTGCAAAAGATCTTAATTCAGGATCATCTGTATCATTAATATAAAAATCTTGAGGGCGGAGAATCCCTTTAACTAGATTATAGTTATTCACAAAGGTATCTTTACCTTTAATGAATTGGGAGTAGGCTACATTAGCAAAGTAATCCATATTGGATTTTATCCAATCATCCTTAGTCTTCTCTGCTTCTGGTACGAATTGATCAGGGTAAATGTTCCATCTTGCCCAATCAAGGTTCTGATCTTTTGAGTGTATAATTATTGACATCTGCTATATAAATAATTTTGATCTTCTCCTTCCATTATTATATTTGATAGGAGAGGGGGATGAGAAGTCTATTACTTTGTTTGAGCTCTTTCTGCCTCCAAAGTATGCTTCGAATCTAGGGTCTTTTTTTTCTGTTGCCACTACAAATTGTGGATTAAGATGATCTGCTAAAGCTATTGCAAGTTCTGCAGCTACTATACGGTCATAGTTACCTTCTTCTGAATTGAAATTTATTACTTCCTCTAGGAGCATCGAATCAAATACTCTAGTTACCCCCAGGGTATCATTTCCTCCTTCTTCATCTTTATATATTATATCATCCAGATAAGATTTAAATAAACCATTTAGATGGTTCCTAATTCTATCACTCGACCTATGAATTCCATAATCTCTTCTTACTGAAGTATTTGGAACGATTTCTCTAAGCCAACTTGGCTGCGGTGCTAAGTATCTTGCTGCCTCTCCTTTCTTAACCATGTAATCAATGAAGCTGTATTCATCATTTTCGCAAAGGGTATAGGCATTGTAATACTTGATCAGAAGTCTGGCAGTCTCATTCCATTTATCTTTACTATCTGGCCTCGCTACATAGGAAGCTACAAATAGGTTTTGATACCTATCTGATTGAATATCATGTATTCTTTTGAATATATATACTGCCCCTAGGGAATCTGAATATTCAGCTTTACCTTGTCTATAAGGGTCAACTCCAGCTATATACAAGCCAAAAGGTGGTTCATCATCTATAGGGAATTCCCATATGACTGGTGGAGCATCTAGCGAATCAGTATTTCCTGCTGGGAATTTGGTTATTGGGATTTTATCAGTAAACTTGTGACAGATCTTTTCACCATCATGATATAGTTCAATTGGGGTTCCAGTCTTCCCAAGGGCGGTTAGCCTATTCTTTTGGGCTTTGGCTGCCTCTATGTTAAAATCGTTCTTTGTTAGAACCAGGAAACTATCTGATGGAACTAGTGGCCAAAAGGCCTTGAATTTGAGTACTGTCTTTTGGTTACCAGACTTGAGTGCTCTTGCATATTCCTTATCCCACCATTCTCTGGCTTTTTCATAATTAGTAACAAGAATAGTGATATTATCTAAATCAGGATGCTCTATTCCCAGATATTCAGAAAGTTTAACTGGGTCTTTATATTTAATCTTGGCTTCCAATGCATTAATGAACCTTCCCATCATTGTCCCAGGAATCTCTGGATTAGGAAATGCCAACAAATTATAAGCCTCGGGGTGGAGAAATACTTCAGCAGCCTCTTTGCCTTTTTCCATGTCACCCCCTGTACCAGTAATCATTGCTAAACATGAAGGCTTGTCTACATCTCCCTCAGTAACACCTGACCACCAAGCACCCTCAGAGTCCTTTAAGC